ATACTTATGCGAAGCTTGAATCACAAGGCAAGTTAAAACCCGACCAAAAGCTACAGCTTGCGCTCAAGACTTGGCGCGAGAAGGGTCTAGCGGGTCTTCGCGAACTGGTGAGGAAAGGTCTTGCTCCTGCTGCCGTTCTAGCCGTGCTTTCCGGTCAGCAAGCTGCTTCGCCAGACGCCCCGGCAATGTGAACGCGGTAGACATGTTGGCGATATCTTCATCGTCAGCGAGGCGGAACCACGGCTTGCCGTCAGGGGTAAGGTCAGTGTCATCTTTAGTCATTTTTCTCTCTGGTGTAAATTATCTTGCTACTGTAGCACATAATCGCGTTACTTCACATAGATTCTATCGATATTGACCTTGCCAAGTATAGGTATATACTATATCAAACCAAGAGGTAAGCATGGCGACAGACGCACAGATCAGAGCAGGAAACGCGCAGCAGATACTCGACAACCCTGTATTTCAGGAGGTGTTCGATACGATGCTTGATAACACGATTCAAGCTATTGCTGATTGTGAGATACGCGACGACCACTTGCGAAACCAGTTGGGCCTTACCCTGGCAGCGCAGTCTGCGATGAAGGAAGCGATGTTTGATATGATTATGACTGCCCAGCTCGACGCACAGCAAGAGCAGGTAGCTAGTTCAGAACGACTACCCGTCACCCATTAATATGCCTTTCTACACCTACAAATGCCCATCCTGCCATCTTCAAGAGAGTGACCGTAGGACGGTGAGCGACAGGCACAACGCGCCTGAGTGTGTGAAGTGTGGCGTGGATACGAAATTATTGGTTACTGGTTCTCATGTAGCGCCAGTGACGCGAGCTGGTACAGGCTCATCAGGGTTGACCAAGCGGTTCATGGCAAGTCAACGACATTAACGAGAACGTGAAGCGGCGTTCTACCCCAATCACAGGAGCTAACTGTGGAACAAATGGAATCTACCCAGGAAATGGGCGATTTATCATCGACGGAAGACATAGCTAACGCATTAATGGCTCGCAGAGAATCGCGGCCAGAGCCGGTTGCTGAACCAGAGCAGCCAGCGGAAGAACTTGAGGCACTTGCAGAAGAAGTCCTCAAAGAGCCAGAAACGGAAGAGGTTGAACCTGACCTTGATCTGGCTGATGAACAGCAGGAAGCTGACGACCCTACCCCAGACGCCGAAGGCGACGAGGCAGAGGGCACTGAGAGATTTGAGACTATCGACCAGTTGGCAGAGGCGACAGGATTAGAGTTAGATGATTTCCTGAACAGCATCAACGTCAACACCAAGGTCAACGGTTCTGAAAGCTCAGTTACCCTAGCCGAATTAGTCAAAGGCCATCAACTTGAGTCGTCATTTACGCGAAAGAATCAGGCATGGTTAGAGGAGAAAGAAGCCACTAACAAACAGCTTGAATCTGAGCGAAGCAAACTGACTAACCACTTTCAACTGGCTACCACCGCATTCAACCTTGCACAGCAGGAGTTGATGTCTGATTTTCAGGGCATTAACTGGAACCAGCTACAGCAAGAGAATCCGAGTGAGTGGGCGGCGAAGCGTCAGCAGTTTGGAGAACGGCAGGCAAAACTGAACCAAGCAAAGGATCGATCAGCGCAGCAGATACAGCAGGCTGTGGAGGAGCAGGAAGCGGAAAGGGCTGAGGCCACAGACCGTCAATTGCAGCAGGAGCATAAAACGCTTCTTGAGAAAGTCCCGACTTGGAACGATGAGAACGTCAGAGCTAAAGAAGCTGCCGAGATCGCGGAATACCTCGACTCTATCGGCTACGCAGCAGACGAAATCTCTTCGCTGAAGGATCACAAGCTAATCATCCTAGCGCGCGCTGCATTAGGGCAGCAGGGGCCGAGCAAGAAGAAACTCGCCTTAGCCAAGAAGGTTATCAAATCGACCCCGCAGCTCGTTAAGCCAGGGAGCCAACGACCGTCTAATGGCGCGACATCAGCGGCCCAGAAAGCAACCGCGAAAGCGAATAAAACTGGAAATATCGATGATGTCACACAAGCATTGATACAACGTGCGAATGCAAGACAGGCCAAACAAAAGGCTCGTCGTCGCACATAACACAGGGTAATTTGAAATGACACAAGCAACTAACACTTGGGACAAATATGACGTTGGAACGGGCAACCGCGAAGACCTGTCAGATATGATCTCAAACGTATCGCCTTTTGACACTCCGATTCTGTCGGCAATGGGCAAGACCAAAGCAACCAGCACTAAGCACGAATGGCTGAACGAAACTCTGGCAGCAGCCAAGATGAACCACGCCATTGAAGGTGATGACGGGCAGGACGCAGATATCCTGACTGGTCGGACTCGCATTTTCAACTACACGCCTATTCTCAAGAAGAAGATGGTGGTTTCCGGTACTCAGGAATCAGGAATGGATCCTGCTGGTATTCAGTCAGAAATGGCGCACCAGGAAGCCAAGAAGATGAAGGAAATCAAGCTCGATCTGGAATACATGTGTATCAATGGTGGTGTCACAGACGGAATCGGTAACATACAGGTTGCTGGTAATGCGACTACTGCTCGCGAGATGTCTTCACTGCAATGCTACATCGCCACTAACGCTGATGTTGCTGCCCTTGGGTCTGCTTCTACTGGTGACGGTACTGACGCGATGACTTCAGCAACTGATCGCGCGTTGACTGAAGCGATGCTGACGACTGTTCTGGGCCTGTGTTTCGACAACGGTGCAGAGCCGACTCTGTTGGCGGTTGATTCAACCAACAAGGGCATTGTTTCCAGCTTCGCTGGTGGCTCTACTCGTTACGTTGACACCAACACCAAAGAGCTGATTCACAGCATTGACGTTTACGTTGGCGACTTCCACACTCTGAAAGTCTGCCCTTCGCGTAACACCCCTGCTGAGATCGCGTATGTTCTTGATCCGCAGTACCTGAAACTCGCAGAACTTCGCCCCCTTCAATCTTACGACCTCGCAAAGAACGGCGATAACATCAAGCGTGAGATGGTTTGGGAATGCTGCTTGCAGGTGGGTACTGAAAAGGCTCACGGCATCATCGGTGACCTGGGCGGTTAATAGCCGCAACCTTAGAACCCTGCCTTCGGGTGGGGTTCTTTTCATAACGGAGAGATAAATGGTAGCGCCAAAGAAAAAAGCGGTAAGACAGCCAAAGTCTGGGCTTACCCCTACTGACATTGAGATGATCGCTCAGATCGCAGCACAGGCGGCGACAGAGGCGGTTAAGGTGGCACTGGCAGAAGAGAAACAGTCTCTGCTTGATGCTGACCCTGATTACATACCGACCGAGGCAGAGATACTCACTTGGTCGGATGAGAAGATAGCGGAATACAACAAGGTCGAGCAGGCGAAACTTGCTAAACGGCAAGCGGCCCAGGCGGCGAACCTTCGGCGGTTAGGTGATATGTCAGCAGCAGAGCGAAAGGCAGAGCGCAACGTAGAGCGAGATCCGAGTGTTATCCGGTTGGCGGTTCCTGCTGATTGGGACGGCAACAAGGATGACTTGGTCAGGGTGATTTGCAAGCGGCGTATTGGCCTTGGCGATGGATTAATGACCGACTTGGGTGAGGTGGTTGATATGTACAAGGTTTCCGCTAAAGCATTGCAAGCAAGCGGCGTGATAGAGGTTTCAATCTAATGGCTCGCGTTCTCAGCTCAAAACCCATTGCCACGGCTGATAAGCACATGACCGGCAAGCAGCATTACATGAGCGATGGCACGATGATCGATGAGCGTTCAAACGATGTCACTGGCCTGATTAATGCCAACAAGTTTCTACGGGGCGAGCAGAGCCTGCACCATAAGAGCGAGACATTTAACCATGTCGCGAGCATAGATGTGATAGCATTAGAGAACTGGTGCAAGGCTCGCGGAATGGGTCAAGGTTGGTATCGCGAATTTATGAACTCCGAGACACTGCTTAAAGAGTTTTTGAACGACCCTGACAACGTGGTATGGCGCACTCGAAAAGGTAAAATCTAATGCCCCTAGCGAATTTCACTGACCTGATTGCAGCGGTCAAAGACTACAGCAACACCACCCAAGCAACGGACAATCGTATCACTGATTTTATTCGGTTGACTGAGGCTCGGATGGTCAGTGACTTCGCAGAGAATCAGATGCTAGCCAAGATCATCGAAAGCGAGACTATCGTCACCAGCGCAGCCAGCAGGCCGCTTGATGCCGGTTATCGCGGCACTGTGTCGATATACCTTGATACAAACAACAAGCAGGTCTTGAACTATATGCCGCCTGATGAGTTTTTCACTCGCTACCTTGCCTCGACTACGGGTCAGCCATCGGCATACACGATTCAGGGGATGAACATTCACTTCGGCCCATCACCGGACGATAGCTATAACGCTATTCACTGGTTCGCCAAGATGCCTGATTTAGCCACAGACACGACCAATTCGGTAATGGCCAATCACCCTAACCTGTACTTGTACGGTGTTCTGTCTGAATTGTTCGACTTCCTTGGTAATGACAAGCGGCAAACGAAATACGAAACCCGCTATTTGCAGACGCTTGACAGCCTCGAGGAAGAGGCGCGTAACTATGGCGCGCTGCAAATCTTCAACCGCGAAGCTGGTGCGGGCGCACCTTGGCGGTGCTAGATGATTCCTTTCGGTGAGTTTGCCCCTGACATCGCGTTGTACAACATGGAAGTCGCGCAGACTGCGACCAACGTACTGCCTGGGATTAACTCATATCTACCACTAAAGACCTTGGCGGCGACAGGCGAGGCACTTGATGCGCCCTGTGTCGGTGCTGTGACACTGAAGGACGACGACCTTACCAATTACATCTATGCGGGTGACGCGACCAAGCTATACGGTTTAACGACCGCTACCTCGACTGATTATTCAAAGGCGTTAGGATATACCGACAACGCTGAGCGATGGTACTTTGAGAAGTGGGGCAATCAGGTCATCGCCTCAAAGTTCGGTGATACGCCTCAGATTATGACGTTAGGCGGCACTACATTCGCTGACCTATCAGGAACACCCCCTCAGGGGCGCACAGTTGCCGTTGTGAGGGACTTTGTGGTCTTCGGCAACACTTATGACGCTACGGGCGGAAACCAGCCACAGCGCGTCTGGTGGAGTGGCTTTGATGATGAGACTCAGTGGACGGCAGGCACTAACCAATCGAATTACTCGACCCTTCAGGGTACTGGCGGGAATATTCAGATGATTGTCGGCGGCGAGTACGGGATTATCTTTCAAGAAAAGTCGATCTGGCGCATGGATTACGAGGGTGTTCCGACTGTCTGGCGGTTTGATGAAGTCGAGCCTGGGCGTGGTACGTCAGCCCCAGGGTCGGTCGTTGAGGTCGGTGCTGATATCTATTTCTTGGGCCAAGATGGGTTCTATGTTCTGCAAAATGGAACAGTATCGGAGCCGATTGGTAATAGTAAGGTTGACCGATACTTGTTTAATGATCTTGACGAGTCGAATCTAGCCAATATTACATCAGCGGTTAACCCTGAGACTGGTCATATATTCTGGGCGTATCCTTCCGGTTCAGCGATAAACGGCAAGCCTGATAAAATCCTTATCTACAACTACAAAATCGGGAGGTGGTCTACCGCTATTGAGGATATACAAATCCTCTTCACTGGTGTTGGTTCGGTGTATACGCTAGAAGAGCTAGATTCCTTCGGCACTGTCGACACCATCTCGACCTCGTTTGACTCTGCTATCTGGCAGGGTGGCGCGTTCAAACTTGGCGCGTTTAATTCATCGAACCAGTTGTCTGCGTTCTCAGGTGATTACATGACGGCGACGATTGAGACAGGTCAGATATACACCGAGGGCAAGAAGACGGAAGTCAGCTCAGTTCGGCCTATTATTGACGGCACGGTGCAGATCACGATGCTAACGAAGAACAACCTGACTACCGACACTGAGTTGGTTGACGGCCCGATTGCCCTTGATGGTAGTGGTAAGGCAGATTTCCGCACGAATGCCCGTTACCACAGAATCAGGGCGACTGTTACTGACGGGTTCACTCACGCTATGGGCGTTGAGCCTGTGCAGGTTCCTACGGATGATCGATAATGGGTGTACCGTTAAGGCACAACGATGCAGTCGCTCACAGGCGCGATATAGCTGCAACGATAAACGCGATGACAGAGTTACGCGAGTGGACTCCGACGATTGTCGGGACATCAGCGGCGGGGGTGGGGACGTATACCACTCAGTTCGGGTATTACCAGAAAATAGGCCCGATGGTGTTTGTGAAGTGCAATTTACTATGGACAGCTCACACAGGGACAGGAAATATGAATATCGGTGGGTTGCCGGTGACATCAGACGATGTAGCGGGTAGTGAGTCTCCTGTGTCGGTCTGGAGTGACGAGATTTCGATATCGGCTAATAAGATAATACAGGGGTTTATCACAACGGATTCTGTGCTAGTGACGCTAAAACAGGTTCCAACGGGGGGTGGGTCGATAGCAGATGTGCCAATCGACACGGCAGGACAAATACTGATAAGCGGTTTTTACACCGCCAAAGAGAACTAAATGAGCGATATTAAAGACTGGTCAACGACCGCAGCAGACAACAACTCAGCATCCCCTAATGGATTTCCAGAGGGAATGTCTCCCAGTGGACTCAATAACTCAGCTCGCGAGGTTATGGCGGCGGTCAGGACTCAGCACGAGGACTCGTCATGGGTAGACTTCGGGCATACCGTGACCTACG